ATTCCTTAAATTCAATATAAAATCCATATAGTGTTTTTTTTGTTGATGTGTTGGAACTACCGGATAATTAAAACTCATCGTGTGCAAGAAATGCCACATACTCGGACCCCATACAGTAGTAAGCATTCCATCTCCACTATAAAAGTCCTTTTTCTTAAAAGTATATTTCATTTTTCGTGTCTTCTGTTTTTTATTTTCGTCAATTAGTGACTTGCCGGTAACACCTGCATCGCCCCCTACTACCGGATCCTCTGATTTAATTTCACCACCACCAGCCATATTTAATTGCGCTTCATGACGCGTATTTTCATTATTCATTTCGGGGAGGATCGATGATGACGTAGTTCGCCTACGCAATCGTCGTCTTGTTCTTGATTTTCCTATATATCTATTTATATTATTCACCATTTTCGCGATTATTTACTTGAATTAAACGCGTAATTATAATATACAAATATAATAATCCAATATGTCAAATACTATTTTAGATGATCCTAATCGTTATATTATAGAATATAGCGAACAAACCAAATTTTCCTGTATATTTATCGGTGTTGCATTATTTATTATAGTTATATTTTTCGTAGCACCATTTCCCATGTCACCTATTTCATCATTTATTGTCAAGTTTATAATTATTAGTTTGCTCGGCGTTTCCTCATTTCTATTATTTAAAGCGGTAGTTCCAGTTATCGATATACAAGGCGCTCTTGAAACCGATGAGTTCCCAGATCTAAAAAAGAATTTCTTTATAACGATGTTTTTTATTTTTGTTTTGTTTAGTTTAGGCGTTGTTGTTGTGAGAAAGTGATATAATATCATTCACCCATGAAGGAATATAGTCGCATGAAGATATCGGGTTATTGTTAATACTACTACTAGTATTACTACTACTATTACTACTATTAATAATTGTTTTGTATTTCGTCGCTTCTATTTTCGTTGATTTCATAATAGACGAATAAAATAAACGATCATTTGTGTAATCATTACGGCAAATATTTAGTAAATTACCGGTATTAATATCCCTAAAAATCATCTTGTATTATAATTATGTGAGTTGTATCAATATTAATATATCGAAAATGTGTTCATATTGTTTTAGTAAATAAAAATCTGTTGCTTTTCGTTTAAAAAGATAATATTAATCATAATAATATATTATAAACGATTATTCTATATTATTATATTTAAAGTAATCATATAATGTCAGCTGCGGTCCCATCTGTTGTCTCTGGCTCAACTGGAGCTGGTGCATCAAATATTATGAAAGGTATAACCGACTTTTTTGCTACTGGTAACAATAAATATTTGCTTTTCGGAGTTGTTTTTTTGGTTGTACTTTCTGCGATAATCTATTATGTTTATCAAAGCAATCTAAGCCCTGAATTAACCAAGTTCTTCAATCAAATGAAAGGGCAGCAAGTATCTACTACAAGTGATACCAATACAGAAGATAAAACCGCTATATTATACTTATTTAAGGTGGATTGGTGCCCCCATTGCAAGAAGGCCGAACCTGTTTTCAGCGACCTGGAAAAGCAAATAAATGGGCAGAAAATTAATGACTACAGTATCACTTTTAAGGTTGTTGATTGTGAAGCCGAGCCTGCTATGGCGGATCGTTTTAATGTTACTGGATTTCCAACCATCAAACTCGATAAGCATGGCGAAATCATCGAGTATGACGCAAAACCAGATAAGGAGAATTTACTTGATTTCCTCAAGAAGGTTTTGTAATTATAACAAAATAATAAGAATTAATATTATTATTATTTTTATTATTATTATTATTATTACTGCATATATGTTTGGTCTATGTGATGGAAATTATTGTATCAAGTTCGAAAGTATTTTTCGGTATTGTTGTGATACTGGCTTGTAGTCTCGTACACGACAGTCTCCTGTGGGACGGTTTCGGGTGCAACGGTTTCAGGTACGGCGATTTCAGGTACTGCGGTAGTTTCATCAACAGCAAGAGTACCTATATCGTGTAGTTTATCGATTTCGATAATTTCAGTTTTAACTATATCGATGTTATTCGAAGTATCATCATGTGATGAATCAGCTGTGTTTTTATCTTGATCTACTACTATATTTTGTCTCTCAGTTAATATTGCATTATTTCGTCGGTACGATAAAAACAGTTTTGCAAATGTTTCACCACGAAGTACTAATTCTCGACGACAATTTTCATCTTTCACGACATTAATCCAATCTTGCAATTCTTGTATTTTCGAAAAACATATCACTTCATTTGGTATTGCATGAACTTGACGATTTTCAAAAAAATTGGCACTTATTTGATTAAAAAATCCATACATAAAATTAGTAAATGACGTTGTTTCGTTCATAGTTGCGGGAATTCGCTCCCATTCCATTTTTACACCTAGAATTTCACTAATATCGCATTTTTGGCCACGAATACAATTGTGTACCGGATAATCATTTATAATACCGCCGTCTAAATAAACACACCCATCTCGGAAAATAGGTGTAAATATAAAAGGATAACAGCAACTCATATAGCACGCCTCAATCATAGATTGATTTGGGTGTGTTTTACATGATATATCTATTGAAATGAAATTATTTAGTTCGGTCACAATAAAATGCAGTTCTATTCCAGTTTTATCAAAAAACTCTTTCATCGTTACATTTACGTTAAAATCTTTACCTTCGAGTGCCGGGCGTAATGATTCTGTGAATTCCTTTAATCCATAAATACCGTTATGATTATATAATTTTGAAATCGTATCAAGCTTATTTTTCGCGTCGAATGCATATGATGCCGCTTTGGACGTTGCCTCTGCTATACTTGCAGCAACACCAGAAGATGTTGTGCCGGGCATCGGCGCGTTTGGACTCATATAAATTTTCGACCATGGACGTTTTAACAAAAATGTGTCCATCGTTTTCCAGTCATAATTTAAGGAAATTAATATAGAAATAAAACTTCCCACAGAAGACCCATATATCGATTTTATGTCTTTCATATTCCATATACCTTCTTGATTCAATAATCGTAATGCTCCATACATCGTACAACCCGCTGGACCGCCTGATGCGATAACCAAGTGTTTGATAGTGCTCGGTTTATTAGTATTTGCAGACATTTTATCCTATGTATATTCTTATTTACGATAGATTTATACCCTTTATTATATTAAATTACATGTAGTGAAAAAAAATAGGTTTTATTTATTATTTATTTTGTTCAGTCATTTTCAGTCATATTCAGTCATATTCAGCACAATCCTCTTCTGCAACACCATCATTCCATATTCCCTCAAAGAGCGTGATCTGGCTTCCGTCTCCAAACTTGCGAACGTAGCAACCGTATCCGTGCATCTTGTCGTTTTTCCAACAACCGATGTATTCATTCCAGGTTGCCAAATGTCCGTTCTCTGCGGCTTCGTCGCTCGTGTAATTCGCAGCGGAATTCCCCCCATGATAAACAAATGCAGCTGTGCGTAGCGTTCCTTTTCCGTGTTTCTTACCTTCCCACATTTGACCCATGTAGTTGCTTCCGTCTGGATAGGTGAAAATGACTTCCTCGAGTTTCACCGGTTTGATGTCGCAAACCTCCTCTTCTGGTTGTTCTCCCCGCTGTCCCTGCTGTCCCTGCTGTTCCTTTTGCTTTTTCTTCTCCTCTTCTTCCACCAGCCAACGTTGTTCGCATTCTAACATGCGAAACGGCTCTAATTCCACTCGAACGTTTTCTTTCCAGCGTCTTTCACATTCGGCCATAAACTGCTGGTTCCATTCTGCCTGTTGTTCAGCCGTTAGCTTTCGGAGATTTGCGGCGCTTGGAACGTATGTATTCTCCGTCTGGGTCTGGGTCGATGACTGGGTCTGGGTCTCTGGATCGCCGTTGTTTTTAAAACTCATTATAACTGATGATCACTTGTGTGTGATGACTCGCTGTTATATAGCATAACGTAAAAAAACATTTCAATTTTTTCATAAAGATAGTTCGTTGGACCATAATAGAAAATAATAAGTTATATTATAAAAATAATTATAATAATTAAATATAAACTCGATACATGGACGATCTTTTTAAATTTAATACGGATAATGTCGAAAATGTCGAAAAAATAAATTTAGACGAGTTATACGAGAAAAAGCAAGAGATCGATAAAAATAAGCTGTTCACGTATAACAAGATATTGACTAGAATACATGAGAAAATTAAGATGACTTCACGACAAAAGTGTAATCAACATTTTTGCTGGTTTGTAGTTCCAGAAATTATTTTGGGTGTTGCTAATTATGACCACGCAGGTTGTATTGCGTATTTAGTAGAAAAGCTTCAGGAAAACAAGTTTATGGTTAGGTATACTCACCCGAATTTACTATTGATATCATGGTTGCATTATGTTCCAAATTATGTAAGAACAGAATTCAAGAAAAAGACGGGTACTGCGATTGATGAGTATGGACGCCCCATCATGTATGATGCAGAGGGTAAAATAATTAATCTGGATAATGGTTCTTTTGGACAATATGGTAACAAAGGCGCGATTGTATCCGATGGAAATCGAGCTCCACAAACAGTAACTGATCCAAATATGTTATTATATAATTCGCGTACCGATGGTGAAAACGGAGGAGGAGGATCAGCTGCACAAGGAATGGGGTCGGGCACAACGGATAAGAAAGAATACAAGTCGACAAATACATATCGTCCTAGTGGAAATCTCGTATATAATGAAGAATATTTTCAGAAATTAGAAAATAGATTATTATAATCGAAGTAGAGTTGTGCGTGCCGACAATTATTTACTTATCCGTTATTGCTTTTATTTTTATCTTGAAATCGTCCATCATAACAGTTAAACGAATGGATTGAGCTTGATCATTAATATTTTTATTGGCATGTAATTCTTTTTCAATATAACCGTATAATTCTTGAGCAAACTTTTCCTTTGCCATAGTAAGTTTTGTTTGTTTAATACTGATAGAATTGCTAATTATTTCATCTACTTTATACATTAATCGACTAAATTTAACACCTGTATTAAAATTACCGAGTGCATTTTTTATAAAATCGATCATATCATCTAGCGAACGTGGGCCATTACCATTGCCGTGTCCGTGTCCATGTCCATGTCCATGTCCGTTGGCATGCGCATTTCCTTGATTATTACTTGAAACATGCCTAGAATTTGTATCAAATCGCAATTGAGCATTTTTATGTAATGCATCTAGCAATTTTACCCCTTCAACGAAATTTTCTTGACATGAAACATACATTCGAACAATTTTAATTCTTGCCTCATTTATTAGTTCTTGTAACATACTATCCGTTAAATTTGGATTAATGAAAAAATTATGTAACATACTATATTTTTGGAAATGTCTCGAGTAACTGTTATTTCCATCATTTCGATCCATTCCTTCCATTCCGTCCATTCGTTTATTTCCTTTCCCAAATTCATCTTGTATTCTTCGTATTTCTGTATCTAATTTTCTATTTATAATAAATACTTTGTTTAACAATTCAATTAATTCGCTACGTTGTTGGTTTGTTTTCGATATCATTTTTTTAATATGCAATAGATAATTTTCGAAATACTGATTTGTTCGTAGATTATCATCAACTATAATAGCATTATCGAGATTTTTACTCGATTTAGTTGTATTCGGGTTTTGTTGTGCATTTGTATTGCTATTGCAATTTTCGTTAATAGACGAATTCTCTATTTCAAATGGAATATCGCTAAATGATCGGATATCGGGTCCTGCATCACGACCCGTCACTTTCTTATATAATGTATGAACGTCTGGTAAATAAATCTCGCGAAGCATCTTATTTGACATTTCTATAAACTCTGGCTTAGAATTGGTATATGATCTTTCATGAAATACATCAAGATACAAACGGTCTAAGGACGAAAATATAGAGTGTTTTCGACTTGACGACGACGATGACCCGTGTGACTGTAGTCCTTTTATTTTATCATATACTGAACAAACCGACGGAAACATTCGTTCTTCTTCATGTTTATTATCACGCTTTAACCGCTCTAATTTTAGATTCATATCGCGTTGTTTTTTTACATATTGATGCAAATTACTCGACGTATATTTATCAAAATTTTCTTTTTCAAATAGACTATTCGCTAATAAGTCGCAATAATTATATGGAGTATTATTGCTATTTAACCCACCCATATAGTCAAATGGGCGAATCGTAGACATTATGGCGTTAAATAAATTTCCGACTTGCACATAAAATCTGGCAATACCGATACACATTTGCGTTTTCTTATATGTATCGGGTTCGTCCATACCATTCTCCTTTATCGATGACGAATGTGTATCCAACATCAATACTTGCTCCGATGCAGCAAAATTGTCATAATCATTACCAAATGTTTTTCTTTTACGATTCATATAAGATATAACTCTAAATGGCAAACGTTTTAATATTTCACTTGTTATAATAATTAATTGCGAACATCTTCCGCTATCATTCAAAGCAGAATTCTGTTTTACTTCTTTTAATATGATTTTATTCGCAATAAGATCTATATACAAGGCCATTTTATCATATTTATCTATCGACATATTTTCATTATATTTTGAAACACCATTTCCCATCTTATTATGATAGTATGTATGTATATATATATATTTGTATATATATTCAAAATACTAAATATTACCGATTTACATTATTCACATAATGATATAATTACATTATGTGAATAATAATTATACATAGATGTTATAATTACAATATTTATTACTAGTGAAAATTGATATAAAGAAAACTAAATATGTTATATTTAAAGGGGGAGATAATCTATCATTTAGTATAATGACTACATCAAATTTAACGTCTTGTAACGGCGTATTCATTCAATCATGTATAAAAGCAACTAAATGTAAGTCTATCTCACCAGCTCTGCAATCCATCGACAGACATCATCGAAATACAACACAATCTGCAGCCACATTAGCATGTACTTCAAAATATAATACAAAAACCACAAAAAAAAACAAACAAAAATCGATTTTATGGAATAAGATTCAAGAAGAATTTTTACCCGAATTATTGGAAGAGTTCATGATTCATGATGACTCTGATATAACACTACATATTCCATCAGACGTAAAATCATCACCCAAACAGTCTTCCGCATCGGCAGCGGAGGCAGTTACACATATTAATAATAGTGAAGAATATCATAATATCGAAAAAGAAAAAGAAAAAGCAGCACTTCATCTACGTGATCAAAAACGACTGAAATTATCGACATTATTTATCAAACCAGAAACAAATGTCGAATGTTTATATCGAAGAACAAGTATACGCGAAAATTGCGATGTTTGTTCAGCAGATGTTGTACTTACAGATGATGGATTCCTCACGTGCAAAAACCCGGCCTGTAGTATAATATATACAGACGAATCACTCGACCAAACCGCTGAATGGCGTTATTATGGCGCAGATGATAACCAAATAAATGATCCAACTCGCTGTGGCATGCCTGTCAATCCTTTACTTGTTGAATCTTCATATGGGTGCAAGGTTATGTGCGAGGGTGGTTCTTACTCTCAAGATATGATGAAGATTCGTAGATATACCGAATGGCAGTCTATGCCATATAAAGAAAAGGCACAATATGACATGTTTCAAAAAATCACAACAATCGCACAAAATAACGGTATTTCAAAAATGATAATCGACGAAGCTTTGCGAGTTCATAAACGAATTTCTGAACATAAAACATTTAGAAGTTTAAATAGAGATGGCGTAGTTGGCGCTTCCATCTATATTTCTTGTAAAATGCATAACTGCCCAAGAACTGCAAAGGAAATTGCAACTATATTTAATTTAGATAATACAAGCGCTACAAAAGGCTGTAAAAATGCGGTTTCTATCATCAACGAATTAGAATCAAATCTAGAAAACTCTGAAAAAACCGCATTCTGCAAAACCAAACCAGAAGCTTTTATCGATCGTTATTGCAGCAGATTAAATGTTAATGATGAACTAACCAAGTTGTGTCAATTTATCGCAGTTTATATTGAAAAAAATAACCTTATTCCTGAAAATACACCCCACAGTATTGCTTCAGGTATCATCTACTTCGTCGCTCATATATGTAAATTACCAATCACCAAAAAAGATGTAAATAGGATTAGTGATATGAGCGAAGTAACTATTAATAAGTGCTTTAAGAAACTTTATGAAATGCGAGAAAAACTGATCCCAGGTGTAATTTTGCGCAAATATTCAACTACGACTACGACCGATTCATGAACCTATATATTGTTTATCCGGTTATCCTGTTATTATATAATATTAATAATTTATAGTACATTATTATTAATATTATATTATGGAATCGTCTTCTTCTGCAATCGGCGAATCCTCAAGCAACGTCGTTAAGGCGCCAAAATTCATTTTCATCATTCCTTATCGCAATAGAGAACAACATCGTATTTTTTTTTCAACATATATTCAAAAAATTATGGAAGATACACCGAAAGATGAATGGGCATATTATTTTGTTCACCAAACCGACAATCGCCCATTCAATCGCGGTGCTATGAAGAATATTGGGTTTTTAGCAATCAAATATAGATATCCAACTGATTATAAGAATATAATCATGATATTTAATGATATCGACACACTACCTTATGATAAAAATATTTTAGACTTCAATACCACAAACGGTACAATTAAACATTATTATGGATTTAAATTCGCACTTGGCGGTATTTTTTCGATCACAGGCGAAGATTTCGAAAAAACAAGCGGATTTCCAAATTTCTGGGCTTGGGGTGGTGAAGACAATCTAATTAATGCACGCGCATTAAAGGTCGGTTTGAAAATAGACAGAACCGTATTCTTCCCACTCGGTGATATGAATATTCTTCAATTTGCAGACGGATTAAAACGACTGATTTGTAGAGATGAATTAGCTACAACACTTGAACCCGACAATATTGACGGTTTAACAACAATCAAAAATTTAAACTATCAATTTTCCGATGATTCGCATATGATCAACGTTACAACTTTCGACTCTCTTGTTTCACCATCATCTTTATATTTTGAAGAACAAACTATCGATCGTATCGGCAAAATCCGCGTTAATAATACGAGTAGACTCAACAGTATCAATCAAATAAAAAGCACATTTTTTAATGAACTAAATCAGACTCCTCGAAATACCGTTTCAACTGTCCAAGCATTAGTAGCTAACAATAGAAATCCAACAGCACATACTTCCACTATAATTAATCGCCCTAACTATACTACACAAATTCAACCAAAACTTCCGTTTTCACATAATAATAACCTACAACAACCACAACAACAAATGTTTCGATCCGTACAACCAATACCAACATATATCCCTACAAGAGAAACAACTGGTCAACCACAAGGCAATATTTTTACGCGTAAAAATCAACCTGATCAAGACATAGTATTGCCTTTACAGCGCCCAAATACATCAAATAATGCTACAAACAGAAAAAGACAAAATTTCGGTATGCGCGCATTATTCATGTAATTAGTGCATACCGAAAATATTAAAATTCGGCATTAAAATCAAACACATTATCAGTAACCGTTTTCTCGGCTAACGCATATTCTCCAACACGCCTCTCGAAAAAATTAGTCTTTCCTGCCAAACTAATCATCTCCATGAAATCAAACGGATTTGCAGCATTATAAATCTTATCATACCCAAGCTGTAATAATAGTCGATCCGCTACAAACTCAATATATTGACTCATTAACTTTGAATTCATTCCAATTAATCTACACGGTAACGCGTCTGATATAAACTCCTTCTCTATCTCCACCGCCTCTTTTACAATATCGTATACACGATGTTTTTGAATCTTTTTCGTTAACTTCGTGTACAATAACGCCGCAAACTCTGTATGAAGTGCCTCATCTCGAGAGATTAACTCATTACTAAACGTTAATCCGGGCATTAACCCTCGCTTTTTTATCCAATATATTGAACAAAACGCCCCTGAAAAAAATATCCCCTCCACACACGCAAACGCAATCAATCTCGTATGAAACGAACTACGCTTATCACCAATCCATTTCATCGCCCAGTCTGCCTTCTTTTTTATGCACGGAAAATTATCTATCGCATTAAATAAACGATCCTTCTCTTCTGCATTTTTTATATATGTATCGATAAGGATACTATACATCTGAGAATGTATGTTTTCCATCGCGATTTGAAACCCATAAAATGCTCGGGCTTCCGCTAATTGTACATCACTCATAAACCTTTGCGCAAGGTTCTCCATGACAATACCATCACTCGCCGCAAAAAATGCAAGAATCATCGAAATAAAATATCTCTCGTCATCGTTTAATGACGTCCAATGTGAAATATCCTTCGAAAGATCCACCTCTTCTGCACGCCAGAAGCAATCCACTTGCTTTTTATACATGTTCCATATTTCTGAATCACGTATAGGAAACAATACAAATCGCTTGTCGTCCTCGTCTAATAATGGCTCGGACACAGTCCTCGTTGTCGTCGTCGTGACAACCTGTACAGGTGAGGCACCAGCGGTTTCTTGGATATTTATCGGCTGTGATATCGGCTGTGATATCGGCTGTGATATCGGCTGTGATATCGGCTGTGATATCGGTTGTTCGAGAGATTTATGAGTTACAGTCGTCATTCAAGTTAATAAAATTATTGATTAAATGTTAGATTATTGTGATTGAATATGAAGTAAAAACAGAGAAGCGTATATAGTATATACTACTTGGTTTAATTCGTTTTCCTAAAGGCAAAAATTGCAGATAGATATTATAAACACATATATAAATCTCTCGAACACTCTATTTTTATATCTAAAAAATATCATGTAAATAACATAAACCAAACGCTATATCGTATATTAAATAATATAGTTCGCGTATTTCTTGTATTTCTTGTATTTCTTGTATTTCTTGTAGTTAAAATAGTGATGTTCGAGAGATTTGTAGATACAGCCATAATCAATTTGGATCGACGCACAGACCGAATGGATTATCTTCATAAAAATTTGCCTTTCAGTTTTGAAACAACATCTGAAAACAAATACCAGTGTCGACGTTTCCCTGCAATCGACGGTAAAAATCTCTCGTCATATTATAAACAACACCCAGAATTTCGTGAATTATTAAACACAATCCGTGGTCAACAGCGTGTACTCGGCGAAGTTGGTTGTTCGTTGAGTCATTATTCTTTATGGCACTCTCATGCATATTATCCCACCGCGAACACTCTACTCGTATTAGAAGATGATGTTATGTTTACTCAAGATACTCTTTCTCGTTTCTCGGATACTATCCGAGATATCCAATCTCTCGAACATAAGGTCACACCTTCTTATAATATAACTATCACAAATGACTTTTTATGGGACGTCATGTATGTCGGTGGACAATGGACCCCCGACTATAATATCGACAGTAATAATTCTTATTTTGGCTATCAAGGTATAACACGCGAATCTCTCGATAAATATTACACATTTTCAAATGTGTATTCATGGTCGAACAAAATATATAAACGCAAGAACCGTAATTCAGCGGTTATTCATAATGATCGAAATATCTGGTATACGCCATTATTCCGCACAGCCGGCGCTTATTTGGTAAGCCAACGAGGAGCGCGTAAATTACTTGAAGCTGTAGAGACCGATACCGCGTTATTTATGAAAACACCACTTGATATGTGGATCCTTGAAATGGATTTTCGCGGTTATATCGATGTTTTTGATAGTATCCCTCACCCTTTTTATCAAGCAGGTTTTAATCTTGTAAAAGAACCTGCGCATATTGAGAACGATATTCATCGTACTAAATATGATACTGTAATCCTAGAATAATTTATGCTGTGCCACGCGCGGTGTGAATTACACAACTTTCATCGAAAATGTCGACCAGTCAAATTGATTGGCCCATTTTACTCTACAATCGATCTCACTATATCCTTCCTTTTGAATGATATATTGTTCATTCGCAAGCCAACAATCGTATTTTGGCTGTATATATTCTGTATACATGTAATCGATATTTTTCGACTCTAGTTCATTTATATCCGGATATGAGTTTACGAAATCTAAGATCGGTTTATACATGTGTTTCTTAACTAAATATGCATGATTACACCATATCGTCCCTCTTACCCATTTATTTGTTGAATCCATTTTATCAAACTTTGTTAATATTCCACCAAGATACAATATGTCCCAGTTTTCTAACGGTAAAGAAATAGACGCAAGATCCGTAATATTTTCACGTATAACAATATCGTCCTCAACAATCAATACCGATGATAAGTTACTATTATATGCATATTGTATTGCCTTCATATGAGACTGAAAGCAACCAACTTTCGTATTTGTCGGATGCATATTATTTAACAATAATGTATGTTTTAACCCGAACGACATCAAATGATTAGACACATATTTTATCCTTTCTGGTCGCTCTTCGATGCAAATTGCCACAATTTCTTCTGCAAATGGCGGCAAAATAAGAAATTTGGCTGATATTGGTCCTACCGTACCACCACTCATAATCTCTCTGTTTACACAGTTATCTTTATCTTTATCTGTATTAGGAGATGTCGGCGGTGGAGTATTCAGCGCATGTGGCGTATCTGTCAAAGAAGATAAGGTAGAAAGTGATGTCGTAGAAGATTCGTTTGTTCGATTCGAATACTGCGGCGAACTCGCATGTTTATTCTTAAAATACTTCTCCCATGTAATATCTCGACCATTAAATGTTATTATCTTCAAAAATGGATTTTCGATCTCTTCATAATCGTTATTCTCCATCAACTCTTTCATCTTACTATAATTATCATTTATCTCAATACTAAACATATCGATATGAAACACTTTATTTGTCACAACTAATCCAATATTTTGCGGATCTTCTCCTTTATCACCACCTGTTGTTAACTCCGTATTTTTTATATAGCTTAATTTGTTCTCCTTGAAAAACATCTCTAAAATTTCATATTCTGATCCTTCACAATCCATCGCGCAATAATCAATATAATCTGGCGCATTTTGTTGACAACATAAATCATATAACGTAATCGTATCTACAACATATTCTTTACGCCCGATTCGCGCCCAATCCTGTCCAGATTTGTTATTTTCCAACGCCACCTTCAACCCACTTAACATAGTAACATCATTTTCATAAAATATTGCACCGTTACCAATACCATTAGATGCAGAAGATGTCACATTCGAAACTGCCGTAAATATTGGATTCGCACGATTTTTCTTAATATTATTAGCATATATCCGCGCAGGCTCAACCGCTAATCCTTTCCAACCTAAATTCTTCTCAAAATAATAACACGACGAACATTCAATACCATCACACGCGCCAATTTCTATAAAATATCCATTTCGAGCACCCTTTGTTATATACTCATTTACAAATTGATCATTTCGAAAATCATGAAAATAATCATTTGATATCACCAAACGATCTGTTATACAATCCAAATGAAAAAGTTCTGTTTTATCATTATAAATCGCAAGTTCTAATTTTTGCTTATTTAAAAATAGATTCCTTTTCATCACATCACCCAATATCGTCTCCCATAAATGCGTTCCGTATGATTCTGCCGGAAATTCATAGGGTATTGTTTCAGATCTCAAAAATGCCTCTGTGTCCTGCCAGTGTAGCGGCATAAATACATTACCCTCCAACAGTTTAATTTTATACTTGTGCATATAGTGTGGGTGATCGTCCAACAATTTTTTATTTGAATCACGAATATGATGTGCCCATATTCCCAGCCTTAGCCCCGATTTAAACGCGTTGAGCCATATTTTTAAAAATTCATTCTTCGGTTTTGACGCCAAAAATGCATTAATCAGACAATCATGCCCCTGTCTTTCTTTGCTAATATAAAAAGAATGACCACTTTGAAACACCTCGTGAAACGGCTTTACAATAATCATGTCCAAATCTAAATATACTCCACCATGATTATATAACACTTCCAAACGTACGACATCTGCCTTATACTGAAAATGCTTCAATTCGAACCCGTCAAAATGCTGCGGCACAACAATTTTTATTATCTTGACATTTTTCTGCTTTTTTATATTATTCCAATACTTATTGTTCTCTGGCTCTTTCGAATTATGGATCCATATCTCATAATCCGGCATATATTGCATCATCGAATGAAGACATCTATGATGAAAATTATAAAATTCGGTCTCGCCAAAAAATAAAATATGGATTATCTTAGGAATTTCCGAACAGATGTCTTTTGGATATAATAAACCCACGTTACATATCGAATAAAACCGGATATGATCTGGAAATTCATCTGGCTCTGCTGTAGGACCAGGTGCCGGTGAGTCTATTATTTCCTCATATTGCCTTATGGCTGCTTCTGTATTAATTGTAAAATTTCCACCAGCACGATAAAAACGGATATAGTTTGTATCACGTTTATTAAAATCTTCGAAATATTCAAGATACAAATCTGATAATGCTACCAATTTTTCGTAGTTCTTTTCACGGTGATACAACCTGTCTATCTCTATTACCATTTGCGAACGATCCATATATTTATATTCATTCTGGATTTGGGTATATCGCAGCTTCTTAATATTGGTTTGGATAATTCGTACTTTATCAATTTTGTTATCTATATTCGTTTTTGACATAGCTGTCGAACCAGTCGAAGCACCCGGAATTATATAAGATCCCCATGCAAGACCACGTGCATTACACCCTTCTGGGCAACTACCATTTTCAAAATAATCGTCGTAACCCTCCTCACGAATAATTCCTGCATTTATCATATCGCCCCATGCCTTTGTAGGCTGAATCGTATAATGCATCTGCCTCGACGGATCACGTGATATATCATCTATTGCAACAACGTTTGTTTCATCTGTTACCAATCGATATGAATTTAATATATCTTTTTCAGGAATATCGCCTTGATGACCACCGTCAATAAAAATAAAATCAAATGTAAGTGGGGGCGGGTTTTTTGAATTCATACGATGCGCCACCTGCTCTTCATAATGAGGAACTGTATTTGTACTATCCCCCGTAACTAATGTATGTCTTTCTGGGAAACGTTTGTCTATAAATCTCTTTGCAACAAAAACATGCGCATACTCTCCAAGATCAAAACTCACAACTTTCACTTCTGGCGGAGTTATTGCTAAAAACAAAAGCGCCGAATGACCTGTATTAAACCCGATCTCCATAATCGATTTCGGTTTTCTACGCTCCACAAGCTCTCGCAAACGAGCTACCTCTCCAGGAATCTGAAACGAACCTCCCTCCGGGACATAAAACGATTCTAACTCCTTAGTCAAGGAATCAGATAATTCTTTAAATTCGGCTTGACTTATCATGAATTATTATATCGGTTCAATTCCTCTAGTCAAATGTGTATTAGTATTTAATATATTACTTGATATTGCATTTAAGTTTATTTGATATAGATAATTCTATATTCATATTCCTAAATATTCTGATTTGAATATTCCGATTTGAATATAGAATTATCCCTTAATTTATCGGGTTCTCTGTTTTAACCTATAATAACACTGTGAATTGGTTGTCCAACCCGTTCCATTTACATAAAAGTCTACGGTACAAGCATTATACGTAGTAGAATTCGTATATGTACTCATCGATCTACTCGTCCACCCACTAGTAACATCACCCGATGTGGTTGATCCAGTTAATGCAGTTGATGTGGTTGTACTATCCAATACAAGCTTCGGAAGTTGTGTTGCAAATGGAGTCGTAAATAAATCCCCCACTTTGTATAATTTCATTCTACAATAATGCTGAATAATGTTATTACTTGACTGCAAATTATGAACATATGCACTATTATTTATTCCCGAAACGCCAGTTCCGTTAGCTAATACATCTTGATATGTGTTATAATAACGTGTTCCTCCTGAATCATCTGAATTGATAGACCAATACATATTTGCCCATGGTGCAACACCTGTATAGTTTGTTGTAATCTGTAATTCTATGTCATATTCATAATTATCAAAATCCCATGTAAGATAAGGAATCCTAAATGTATTGTTCGTAAATGAATAACCATTAGAACCCGTAAGTAATCCACTTGAAAGATCAAGAATAAATAAACGATTAAAATTACTTTGCATTAAGTTACCCAGACCGACATTTTTTACCGTAAAGGTATTCAAGTCGACTTGAACACCTGCAAATGATCCTGCGTACACTTTAAAATACTTACCCTCGCTTGCTACGAGTTCGACTGTTTCGTTAGTACTGTAATTTTTTACTAAAGAATTACTTACATAATACTTTACATTATTTATTTGAAAATATTCGTTATCATTAATTGGCATATAAAATGCACCACTTACATCAGAAATTGTGGAATTCGCTAATAATGTCGTCGGTGACGGTGATGTAAACGGAAGAACTATCTTAAAAGATAAATTTCCGAAATTTTCTACATTTAATAATTGCGAATTTTGTGGAACAAGTGGTGAAATTGTATTTCCACTTACTTCAGTAAGTTGGATTCCGCTAATATTTCGATTATTCGGATTTTTCAACAACTGAATCTTTTGGATTTGTGTAAATGATACGTTGGTAATATTAGCACCATATATATTTGTATTTGTAAAATCAGTATTCACGATAATTGCACCACTCAGATTACCGTAAGCAATAGATGCTCCTACAAAGGAAATATTCGAAATGGTAGAACCGGCAAACGATACACCAGATAAATCCATACCCGAAAAGTTTCTTGATGTACTAACTACTTGACCAGCCAATAACGAACCACCACCAACTACTGTAACAACTGTCGCAAGCGTCGTGGAATTATATAATGCTGTTGCTTGTTGTGTTGCAATTATCGAAACTGTTCCGGGTGCTTTTAATGTAACAACCCCAGAAATATCACTGACCGATGCAAGTGCCGTGTTATTACTTGAGTATGTTATCGCAGCACCATTTCCACCAGTTGCTGTTAATGTAAACGGCAACGCTGTTATGTTCACCGAAAGTGTTGACGGCATTCCTGTCATCGGAATATTTCCGCGCGATACATCAACGACCCATGTAATATTGGACGGTGCATTATATTTATTCGTTGCTGCTTGTGAAACCGTTATTGTCGCAGTTCCCAACACACCAACAGTTACTACACCAGTTGACGAATTTATACTTGCAACCGATGGCGTATTACTCGAATATAATATTGCACCACTACTATCACTACTTGCTACTAATGTAAACTGACCATCTCCATAATTTTTAGTTATATTTGCAGATGAATATGGCGCATTACGTAGCAATATCGGTGTTCCTAATGAAATCGTAAGTATTGCTGATGTAGATCCGCTAGTATAATTACCAGATGCTTCCTGAGTCGCAGTAATAGTAGCAGTTCCTACTGCCTTAAGTGTTACAACTGACCCTACTACACTTGCTATATTCGACGCGTCGACATTAATAGAATATGTGAATGCTCCATCACTATTTGATGTAGGTTTTACTAATATAAGAGGGCTTATACTATAACTTACGTTGAATGTATTTAATGTCGCAAAATCACTTATAATTGGAATGCCACTATTTACTGTTAGAACCGTATTAATAGATGCATCTGAGTATTGTCTAGATTCTGCTTGTGTTGCTATTAGTGTGCTAGTACCCAATCCAACAATACTAACGGTTGTCGAAGTGCGCGTAATACCAGTAATCCAATTACTTGTTGTTCCAGATAATCCAAATCCTTGTAATGTTCCATGATAATTGTTACTTGTAGAATCGGTCAGCGTAGTCAATCCACTATTATTCCCATTCGCAGTTCCTTGATTAAATTTATAATATATAACGAGTCCTGATTCGCTACTACTAATTTGTCTATTAAAATTACTTATTAACTGATTGAATGTTCTAGCAATCGACCATACTCTAAATTCAGATATACTAATATTAGAGTAACTTGAACCGCCTAGTGCATTAGCGGCAATACTTGCACCAATACAAGAACCAAATAATCCCGAAGTAGTATCGGCTACATTTTTTACAAGTGTATTATTAATATACATTTTGTTAAATCCATCATCATTCTTAACTACTGCTATGTATACCCAAGAGTTTAATGGAACTGACGAATCTGAAACTAGATTCAACCATCCAGAACCAACTAAATATACCCAGAAACTTACTTTACCATCTGATAGTATTTCTAATGTTGAATTATTATTTAAGGTGATAATACATTTAGTATTAGTATAACTTGTTATATAAACCCAAGATTCTATTGTTAATTTATTTGTAGAATTTAATGCGGGATATGACGATAATACGACCGTATCATTTACTCCATCAAAATGAAGTGCATTAATTGTTGTATTCGTAGTAACCAACGTTGCGACTGCTGTATTACTACTCGTGTATGTAAATGTGCCTATGCTATTTGAATATGGATCGTCCAAAATGAATGGAGAATTACCTAGGTTTTTTATTATCGCATTAAAATTGGATAATGTCGGCGTTATATTACTAATTCTAAATGGGATTGTTGCACTCTTGCTTGTGTTTGTGTCAGATGCCGACTGAGTTACGGTTAGAGTAGTTGATCCCGTCGATTTTGGTAAAACGATATTTCCGCATATATCTGCAATTGCGGTATTGTTAATTGCATAGGTGTAATTACCTGCAGTATCTATTTTATAAATACGGGTTGCTCCAATATTCGTTGACGTTCCAGTAGTTCCGTCGTATTCGCGCGCACCGATTGCGAGAATATTTCCTTGCGATGAAATACTTACTTTATAAATTTCATAAGAATTATATAAGCTAATAATTTCGGCAGAAGTTAACTCTCGATTATAAATTGCAATAGATGATATTCTACCACTCCACAGTTCGCTGTTAGGTACTCCATGACCTATACCCCAAACCGAATTTGTTCGGTTGATTGCGGTACCTGCTGACGAATAAATAGATACACCATTTACATAAAAAACAATATTTCCGTTCGTAGCAATAGTAACTGCAATAAAATACCATACACCAGCAGTTAATGTAAAACCTGAATTAACAGTCGGATTATAGAAATTTATAACATTAGCAGAAGTGCCAAATAACAGATTATCATTACCGAAATCTATAACCGATGCCCAACCCATATTCGATCCAGTTGTTTTCACAACAGCAACATATGTCAAGCTAGTTAGAGTGGTGCTTGGGACGTTTAATGTAGCAGTAGTAGTTGAACCATTAAAAATAAACGCACCTCCATTATCATTTGCATCAAAAGTTAGAGTACTTGTATTAGGATTTGGAGCTCTACTTGTTAAATTTGTAAGAACGGCCTGACACTCTTGTACTGTTATAAACGTGCCGCTTGGTTTTGAAAGCAGTATCGTTCCTGCAACCGCTTTCTCACAATCCATCGTCATATACGAAGTTCCTCCATCGGTACTCGCGTCTGCATATGTATTCATCGTACTGTTATAAAATATAGTTGAGCTATTACCTAATACAAAATATAAATCACCAACAGATGGATCCCACGCATTATAAATTACACGTACCCATGCGTATACAGTATAACCATTAACTACTGAACCGGTATATACATTACTTGATGATTGAGACCCACCTCCATCTGCACCGATATTTCCGTATTTTGCCATACCAAAATTTGCTCTTTGCGAACAGAAAGCGAGCATAGTAAGGGGGCGTGTATAACCCAAACTGATTATATCCACCGATTTTCCATTTAAAGTTGTACTTGTAGCGGTCGTCTGACTATAACTTAAATTACCTGAATTGTTATTATCTACGCGTACTTGAGTATAGTTTCCGCCATCGAACATATCATTACCACCATCACTAATGTAGTAATCGTTACCATCTAATGTATATTCATAAAAATTAGAGTTTTTAAATTCTGACAAATATGGACTTAACGCACTATAAAAACTTGATAAATTCATACTACTAGTAGATGTAGATGCATTCCCACCCAGCGAACCCAAGTTCGTCCAGGTCGAACCATTATATGAACTTGTATTTGTTCCGTCAAGATATACTAACGGACTATAATTTAAACTATTTTTTAGTATGGATACGTTTGTTATAGTATTTCCTGTAATATTTGTCCCAATTTGAGTCCACGTAGTTGTAGTGAGGTTGTAATTATAATTTACGACTTTCATAAACGAACTAACAGAGAGATTCATACCATCTGCCGAAAGACTTACGCTATCTCCAAGATTTTCACTAATATTCAGACCGTTGATATTTCCACCACGTTGAACCCACGAAGATCCATTCCATGCAAATACACGCACTCGGCCTGCGTTAGAAACTCCGCCTGCATCATAAAAAGGTGAACCAACTGCCACGGTAGATCCATCTGATGAAAGACTAACACTAAATCCCGTTTGATCGGTAGCGGCTTCACCATCAATATCACTTCCTAGTCGGTCCCAACCAGCAGGGCCATATGTCGAAAGACCTTGATTTGTGAGTTGAGGGTTTGTTTTGGTTGAGTTGTATTTATATACCCTTACGTGTCCGCGATTATCGCCGGTATTTACAGTTCCACTCGTTCCATCATTAAAAATTGCGCCAATAGCAAGAATGGTTCCATTTGCAGATATACTGACACTAAATCCGCTCTGGTCATCTACCGCTTCTCCGTCTATGTCGGCACCAAGTCGATCCCATCCAACAGGTCCAAATGTCGATAGATCTTGATTCGTAAGCTGAGAGGCTGATTTTGAAGAGTTGTATTTATATACTCGGACATGGCCACTATTGGATAATAGATTTCCAGAACCATCATTCATTATTGCACCTATAGCAACAACGGTTCCATCTTCGGATAAACTAACACTAATTCCACTCTGATCGGAGCTGGCTTCTCCATCGATATCGCCACCGCGTTGAACCCAACTAGAACCATTAAATTCATATATGCGCACATGCCCACTATCTGGACGTAAATTACTGGCACCATCGTTATAATTTGCGCCTATCGCAACAATAGTTCCATTTGCGGAAAGAGATACGCTTTGCCCACTATAATCAGAAGAGGCCTCGCCATTAATGTCACTTCCCATTTGTGTCCAACTAACATTATTATATTTATACACGCGAACAGTACCACGATTGCTGGTATTCGACCTTGCACCTATAGCAACAACCGTACCGTCTGCTGATATACTTAGACTCGTCCCGCTTTCATCACCAGTTACGTTTCCAACTATATCTGATCCTACCTTATTCCATGTAGAACCATAAGTAGTCACTACGTTTGAAATTGGCGTCGGTAATACAAATGGACCATCTAATATTTTTGTACTAATCGAACTTAAATTACCAAATGCAACAATTAAAGATGCTGTAATAGTAGAACCTCCTTGAATTGCCGTAATTGTACTTGTTCCTGGACCAATAATAGTGACAACCCGTCCCACGATGGTTGCTACTTGAGTGTTGCTACTTGAATATGTAAAATCAAGCACACTATTTGATGATGGATCTACCAGATTGAATGATGCGTCGCCAAAAGTCTTGGTTATCGTATTAAAGTTTGTTAATATTGTACTAACGCCAACAGTCAAACTCGCGGTTTTTGTACCTGTAGAAAATTCCGAAAAGTATGCTTGAGTACCAGTAATGGTAGCTGGAGTTCCGCCGGTGGAAGATGCGAGCGTGACAACACGTTGATTAGTCGGGACAGAGACATTCACGTATGAAATTGTTCCTGGAAGGTTCTCCCCGCTGTTCAAGCGCCAACCACCAATTGTTACCGGACCTTTTCCGATAACGTTACCCCCCGTACTAAATGATGAACTATATGATGATTCTGAAACAAGAGAGTTTATCTCGGACGGAATTAGCACTTTATTGTAAAAACGAAAATCGTCAAGAAGAGTGCCGTTTCGAGAGAAGTATGCTGGTGATCCTTCATTCGCGCCTGCACCAATACGTAAATTATTGATTGTATTATTTGAGTATGTCCTTGATGAAACAGTCGTGAACAAATGACCATTAATATACATAACAAGCGTACTCGTAGATTTTGTAAACGTAAATGCTAGGTGTACCCATGTATTTAAAGTTCCTAATCCAGAAAACAAAGATTCAGCCCCATACCAATTTGGCCCACTACCGGTCCAAAATTCTAAATTATTATTTACGTTTATATAAATAATCCATCCTGCTAAGCTGCCGGCTGTATTATTACGACATGATGCTATTGTTTGATAATCTCCGGCACTATTTACAGGTTTCACCCAACAAGCAACAGTAAAATTATCTGGTGAGAACCGACCATTATTCGAAATTTCAAAATAATTACTTCCGTTTAACGATGCAGCAGCTGTTCCTCGCTTATAATCAGTTGTATTATAGGTCACCGCCCCTACATTCGTAAGAGTATTTCCATTTACCGATGAGTCATTCGCATTACTATCAAAATTGTATGAAGCTACTAAGCTACTAACCGGAGAAACAATAGTAGTTATTTCAGAAGCCGATAACACTTTATTGTAAAACCGGAAATCATCTATAAGCGTTCCATTTCTTACAAATAATTCAGCAGGTGTAAAGTCTGCCCCTGCACCAATACGTAAAGGATATGCTGTATTATTTGAGTATAATCTAGTAAAGGTTATTTTGAAAATCCCATTTATATATGCAACAACTGTATTTGTAGATTTGGTCATGGTAAATGCGATATGAACCCAAGTATTTATAGATCCAATACCAGAATAAATATCATCGTAACCGTAACTCCACACCGACCCCTGATTACCGGTTATAAACTCTAAATTATTATTCCCATTTATATAAATCATCCATCCTGTAAGATTAAAACCATTCCGACATGACGCGATCGATTGAAAAGTTCCACTAGTCGCTACCGGTTTTAACCAGAAAGCAACAGTAAAATTATCTGGCGAGAACCGCCCATCATTTGCACGTTCGAAATAATTACTTCCGTTGAATGAGGCAGCACCGGACCCTCGTATATTATCTATCACATTATATGTTACAGTACTAACGTTTGTAATGTGGTTGCCATTAGTAGACGAGTCATTTGCATTACTATCAAAATTATACAAAGCAACAAGATTGCTGATAGAAGAAGTAGTATCAGTCACCGTAGCAATAGTATTATACGTTCCAGACAAATTCTGTAGTGTCATTGTTATAACACCACCAGTTTGTGCCGCAGTTAGCACATACGGAGTGTTTAAATTAACAGTTATTGTATCAGGTGTTACTGTTCCGGATTGCCAACTCCAATGAATTCTAGTATACCCAGACCATCCAGAAACCCACATTCCCCAACCACATGAATTGATTTCATTATACATATCACCGATCAACGCACGCCATGTCCCAGTCCCTCCAGTCACCGTAAAACTAAGATCAATCTGCCAACTTGCAAGAGATGCAATTTCTGGAAATTCAAATAGAGACAACGTCGTAACCAAGTTTGACCCTGATGTTGAAAATACAGTTTTCGTCGTTGCTGCACCGTTGCTTATCGTAGCAACAGCACCGGAGCTTATTGCATATGTAAAATCACCCCGACTATTCGAACTGGGATCAATAAATGAAAATGAACTGTCTATAAAGCTATATACACCATTTTTTGGACCCAACGTTATATTAGAAATTCTTGGAGAAAATGATAATCCGGAAAGAACCCAATTTGCTGATGGATTTGAAAAACCCACTAATGTTCCATGACTTCGATTACTCGTATTATCTAATGCGGTGGAATACGACCCCCAACCGGTTCCATATCCTTGATTTAGTTTCCAATATCCAACCAATCCAGTTTCATTTCCAATCAAGCGTTGCCGAAAGTTATTCGAAATATCCGCTGCCGAACGCACAACATTCCAGATACGAATATCGGACAAATACCCGCGGAATTGACCGAGTGAACTACCATAATCGATAGTATGAGCGTCGCTTCCAAAAACCAATTTTACTGTACTGTTATTTGATAACAAGCCAAATCCGCCTGGAACCGCATCTGTTCTTGATAAAACACCATCGACATATATAATCTTCGTACCGCTCGCTGAATCATATGTGGCTGCAACGTGATGCCAAAGAGTATCTTTATAGGTTGCTGTTGTTGTATGATATGATCCTGTGTCGGCTGCATTCGTTAATCCCAAACCGATTTCTCCTGTACTTAGCATATATATTGAAAATTGAGATGTAGATGAAACACCACCGCTTACATTTCGTCCAACTAATGTAGTATATAGTTTTTGATTGTTCGTATCAGTTGTCTTGAACCAGCACTCAACAGTCATCGTCGTGCGAAACTGCGTAGAATATGTCCACGCAGGAACTCCTACGTTCACGCAGTCGTCCGCACCATCAAACTGAAGACATGTCCCATTAGTATACACTACATTTGTCATATTGGCGCCTGTAAAATTTGCCCCAGTTAGTGTTGCATCAATTAAAAATGCATTCGTAAAATTCGCATTCGTGAAATTACAGTTTGTAAAATTAGATCCAGTTAAATCCATACCTGATAAATTCACACCAGTAAAATTAACACCTGAAAAATCAGTATACGTCATCTCTCCAAAATGTGATAATCCGTTTAGAGCAGAGCTATTGTACGTAGTCAGCGAATACCCACCATTAATTAAAAACCCAATATTTGGAATAGTAACCGCCGCATTACTCCATCGTGCCGAATTATAATTTTGGATCGTAACATTTAATGCGTTTACTCTATCTGTAAATGTACCAGTATTATCATTACATAAATAATTCGCAACAAGACCACTTGTATTAGTTGGTAAAATTCTATTTCGGTACATTCGAATCTGAGAAGCGGTTCTTGTAACATTCCATAAACGTATATCATATAATACGGAGTCGGTTTTCTGGAAGTTACATGAACAACTGTCAGGACTTTGCATTCCAATCGCGAATGTGCTATTATTTGAATATAAACTTGTAGAATTTGTAATGGTTTGTCTCTCAATACCATCGGTATAAAATTTGAATGACGAACCCGACCTTGTAAGGGCAACATGAGTCCATCGGCCCGGCGTAATAGTGACAGATGTGGCCATAATCCACCCCGTCGAAATATTATACAGGTTCAAACCGCCACCTCCGCCGGTGTTTATTTGAAATGTGTAATTGTAGTCACCCATATCCACAATCGTCGCGTTCGATTGAGATGTTGTTTCATAATACCATGCTTCAATAGTGAAGCTATTTGATCCCGCCGCAATTTGTAACCTAGAATCATATCCTCGATTGGCGTACATACTATTGTTATATTGTAAGGCATAAAACCGATTATCAACATATGTTGCAAGTACATACTTCCATGAATAAATATCCTGTGTAAAATATACGGTTGTTAAATTCACATTATTTGTTTCAAGTACCCAGTTTCCACCATCAAGTGCTGTACCCGTATTATCGTTAGAAGCGCGAATCGTAATATTTTTCTGAACAGCCAGAGTATCTATAATATATTTCCAATCTGGATCCGCATATAATGCACACGCCATTAAATCAAGAGTAGTCAATCCGTATATCGTTTTTAAGTCTTGAATAAACGTCGCAAAAGATAACCATGATTCTAATTGTGGGTCCTTCTTCTCCACCTCCGATATCTGTGCTTTTAACAATACACTATTCAATAATTTATAGCCAGCTTCGTTGAAGATTGCATGTTGAATTACACCAATCGTATTAAATGCTAGTGGTATTGTTGAGACTTCATTCGCATCTTTTGCCAAATTATAAATCGCATCTAAATTATTCACATAGAGAAGTGGGCGAGCAGCGTAACTAATAGTACTCGAACTTATAAGTGTAAGTTCGTTGCCACTTGCGTCGGCGGCTGTTACGTCTCTTTCATACGGAACAACTACCGTGTTCATTTTTGACCTTTGAAAAAATACAGGATCTTTTCGAATGTTTGAACTTTCAGAATAAAATGGCCATGCTGTAGTTATAGGCGTTCCCGATGCATCTTTCTCTGGTTGCGACATCGTATACGAGAGATGTTCAGCATAGAGTGTCGATGGCAGTAATTGAAATGATTCCATATCAAAATCATCACATGGGGTGCAATGGTTGCCGGACGCGTCCCTTTGAGTCGGCGGGATAGGTTCCTCATAATAAAAATGATCGAGCATATACCTATTTTTATTGTTTAAAAATCGGAGTTTCGAGAGAATCGTATCATATGTATCATGATAATAGTTAAACACCAAGCAATACGTATTTTCATTTGTTGAATTAATTATAACATCGATATCTTTAATACGATGATCGATTAAAAGTAATTTGGTAGTGGTGTCGTCACTAGTAGTAGTACCACCACCTGTATTTTCGCTGATATTACCACTACTATCAGTCATTTATTGTATATAATATAACAATATATATTCTATATTATATAATAAACATCAACAATATTACGATATGCTCATATTTAAATATCGTATTTCATGGTTTTGTTACGATTATGGGGCACCATTATTAGACAATTTCGCCTTTATGTCTTGAAGCTCCTTAACAATAATCGCAATTAATCCAGTATAATTAATACTTTGATAATTCGGATTATCTTTTATACCATTCACCAATTCAGGAAATATCGCTTGAAGTTCGTGTGCAATAAAACCATATTCAATATGATTTGAAATTGTATTATAGTATTCAACCGGTCGAATATCGTCGATCGTTTTGTTCATTAAATTCTTAACATCGGCCTTAATTCGATAGTCTGAAACCGTATTAAATATTACTGCTTGAACTTTTCCATTTACATCTAAAAGCGCCGCCGGGTTCGATGTATTAATACCTACATTCCCCAAATTATAGTAAATATTTACACCCGACGAGTCCCATGCATACGATGGTGCTGGTCCAGTTGCACCTTTTGGTCCAGTTGGACCTGTCGGTCCAGTTACACCTGCAACTCCTGCTTGACCAGTCGGACCGAAAGTTCCAGTTGGACCCGTCGGTCCTGTTGCCCCAGAAAATGCACCAATTGATATAATATCACCTATACCGCTATTATTTACTTTGTAAACGTTTATATCAAGCGGTATTAATGCTATAATGCCCTCACCTAATAATACTCGATAAGGTATAGAACCAAATTTAAGATAATTTACGGTTACGTTTCCGTTTAAAACATCTTGTACTATTGTTCCTGTTGATTGTAATGTATATAATCCATTAATATTTACCGACTGATTTGTAGCTATATATATGTTTACCAACTCAGTAATTGACGGTGTAAATGTGACCTGGTTTTGCACATTTGGCAATTTTACAGATACGGTTTGTATTGTCGTTATACTATACGGACTAATGGTTGTTTGTATTAAGCTAAATTCGCTTTTTGTCAAACTTGTAAGATTATTTATTGCAGCAATACCATTATTCGCAGATCGAACCAATAATTGCCCCTTTTGTAAATTACTAAACAATAGTGTTGATATTGTTGCGCCAACAATTAGCGTATTTTTAAATGTAACATTCGTTATTATCGCATTCGTAAAATTTGCATTTGTCGCAATTGTATTTGTAAAATTAGAACCACTTAAGTCTATACTTGAAAAATCTATCCCTGTTTTATCTTGTCCAGAATAATCGAATACTGGCATTTTATCACTATATATTTGTAATATTACTTATTTTGATATTTATAATTTTTATATACTTTATATACTTTATATAATTTTATAATTTCTAAAATTTATAAAATTATTTTTTTTAATGAAACTTGACTCTGTATCAATCTAAAAAAAATTGAAATGATTTTTTGAGTCATCTGTATACATCAGCGTTTCTATCCGTCAACCGTTTTACAAACTTATCAATAGCATGTTCGCTTTTCTCCGTTCTGGTAATTTCACCTCTGCGCGGTCTGGTCTCCCTGGTCTTTACACCGACAAATCTGGATTGAAATACGATCTTCTCAGCTATACGGTTATGATGCGTGAAAACATCGCAACCGGAAACCCACTTTTCAAATCTGTCTGCGGTCCCGAATTTGCCGTCGAAGCCCCCGAACAAGCTGCTGCTGCAGCGGCAGCAGCAGAAGATCAATCAGCCGAAATACCGAACGAATCGTCATTTGACTTCGCCAAAAAGAATGCTGCATTCGCCGAGATGTTTGCTAAAGAACTCACGTTTTTGAACAGGGGCATTCAAATGATTTCACTTATCGCGCGCAGGTACCACGAAGAACAAGAAGATCTCAACTGGGGGCGCTCCGACATCGAGGCAGGCGATGAGCTCGGTGGAAGCATCAGCGATAGTGACGGCGATGACGACAACTTCGACGATGATGCCACACCATCTGCATTATGCCGATCAGAATCGACCCCGGTTGATCCGTCTCTTTCCAGGAATGCTGTTTTATCCAGCCAAAATCAATTGGCCGACTCCCTTCTCGTCGGAAGTGGTCAACTGATGCGTTCATTCAGCGCATTATGTGCGCGTGTCGGCCTTGAACATCATGTCGTGAATTCCATGACGACAGCCGACAAGCCACTTTCGGCATCAACAGTTGGAGCTCAACGATCTGCTGGAAATCTCTGCGTTTCTAAACTATACTCACACTTCTCTGAGTTCCCGGACACCAATCGCGGAGAAGTCGTCGAATGCTTTCAAGACCTCTGTGGCATTTCACAAGCCGCATGGGGAATCATGAGTTGGATCGCATTTACGGATCTGTTCCGTTTGACCAAAGGCACCGATTTCGAGATCGCCCCTCTGAACCCCGATGACGCAATACTCGCAAATCGCGGTCGTCCATTCATTTCTCGGATCGGAAACCCTGCATGCTATAAGACCATCGACGAACGATTCTTCAACAGGAGCATGGGTTCGCCATCAAAACAACACTCGGCCTAATAACGTCGCCTCGTCTGTCGACAGTTTCCAAGAAAAAAAAGTAAATAATATAATGTAATGTAATGTAATGTAAGTGACAATATAATTATGTGCTTTATTTGAGATACTAACACTTTTTTTATGAATATTTCTATCTTTAATACTCACGGAACTGATCGCGAATATATTCAAACACCGAAATCACATCTCGCGCGCAAGTAGTGATATACTCGCCAACAATACCTTCATCTGTTCCTACCTTCTCTGCAAATCCAACTCGAATCATACTGTCCGGATTGTGAGGGTGCACCTTTCGAAATGCACAATATGTAATCGTCTGATCTTCAGCATAATGCTTGTCATGAAGAAAGAATTCAAGAGCCTTTCCGAGTGTATAATCTTCACCTTTCAACTCAATATCGTAACCATTCTGAATTGTAGATACCGTAGGAATAACGTGATTTTCACCACTTTCAATATCCTGAATAAACTTCATACACTTATTGATCATAATTTGCGCTGCTTTTGACACAATCTCACTATTCGAATAGACACCCACCGTCTCAATAACAAAATCAAAACTGTCACCTTTTGTCAATCTTTGCGCGTCCAATAATAACCAATTTTTCCTTTGGGATTCCATTTCTTTGCTACCGATCTGAAGACCGTCCTTCACAAGTTCGGCTTCTTTCAAACGCCATGATTCGTCCATCATAGATGGATCCATCGTCATACTATATGCGCATGTAGATACGACATTAAACGCGCCGTCCTCTTTGGCTGTCCCAACATCAAATTCACAAGTCAGCGTCAACTGTTCTCCTTCACTATATTCCGTCGTCTTCGGCATCAAGCGCATAAACTCGATGTAATCACCGGTAATCTGATTTGGCGGAAAAATCTCATGAACCTTAACGTCCGTGAGGTATTTTCCGCTTGATTTATTCTTTATTTTAAAATCCTTAGTAGTAACATACCTTATTTCACTTCCATCAGCAATCACATTTACTTCAAGTACGTATTCCTTATACGGAAAATCCGTGTCCTTCATGTGAATTGGAATACAACTTAATCTCTGTTTGATGATTTCGTTGTGAATACGCGAAGTGTTCGTAGTAATCGACGCTTTGCATTCCGCATAAGGGAACGTGCGAAACACTAATGTCGGAATATCCGACAAAATAATACGGCGAAGTGCATTTGCTAAACTCACGTTAATACGATCGATCGTAAATCGAAGCTCTCCATTTTCGTCTGTCCTAGACGCAAGACGTGGAATATATTTGGATACCACATTACTGGAATGAATCGGTGCCGCACCAGCTCCCGACGAACTAAGTACACCTTGTTGACTAGACATCGACATCGAATTTTGAAATTAATTTAAAATACAGAGATTCTGGTAGAAATAGATAAGATTTAGGCGGAAATAACAACTACGCTGTAATTAATCCCAGATGGTTCTATTTATATTTTGTTTATATTATTATATCAATTTTATTGTTATATTGTTTTATAAAATGCATATTTTCAAAGACAAACGCGTGTAAATAATATATAAATACTAATAATAATTATTAAGTATCGCGAATAAGATAAACTATGTCGTGTATAATTTATTATAGCAATCACTGTGATAAATCAAAGGCGGTTTTAACAACATTATCTAAATCACGTCTTCAAGACGATATTCATTTTTTATGTATAGATAAACGTGTTCGTTCTGGCCCATCAAGCTGGCATATTATAACGGAATCGGGTGAGAAGGTGCTATTGCCGCCACAGGTGAATCGGGTTCCTGCATTATTGCTGTTGAATAAAGGACATCAAGTACTTTATGGTGATCAGATTCTCCAGCATTTTCAGCCAAAGGACGCGGCTTTGAATGCAGCAGCTACAAATTTTAACGGCGAACCGAATGCGTTTTCGCTTGGTCGAGAAAGTATGGGTGGATTTGGTGTTGCATCGGATAATTTTAGTTTCTTGGATCAAAGCGCCGATGAATTATCCGCAAAGGGGAATGGTGGCATGCGTCAGATGTATAATTATGCTACAATAGATATTATCGATAAAATCGAAACTCCACCAGATAATTATACTCCTGATAAAGTAGGTTCTGTATCCCTCGAACAGCTTCAACAACAGCGAAATTCTGAAATAAAAATTGCGGGTGGTGGCGGCGGCGGATATGGTCAAGAGAATATGGTTATGCGACCCCAACAATCTACACAACTAAATGGTGGTGGTGGCGGCGGCGGAATGATGCAGCAACATCAAGCGCCACAACAGAGACTTCCACCACAGCAGCAGCAACAGTACGCGCAACAACAGCAGTACTCACAATTTCAACAACCACAAATGAACCCAAATCAGAGAGGTCAAGCTCTTCCTCAACCACAACAGTACGCTCCAATTGGCACTCCACCTCAGCAAGCTGCTGCTGCAGCATATCGTGCTCCTCCACAACAAACCGAATATTCACGATTGTCTGCTAGTCAAAATGGCGGGCCTGAAAATAATGGAAGTATGCGCGGAATGGACGTTCGCCCCCAACCTCGCGGTGGCGGTAGTTGGATTTAAACGTGAGCGTTTGAGTTTAAACATATTTTGATGTATTTGTATAATGGATTATAGCTTATAAATAATGGATTATACACTAGATTTTTATTCTAGAAGGGACGTTTCAGTAACATTTCCAAATTTCATATATGACGATAGTCGTTTCTGTTCTAAACTATATGTTTTCCTCAAAACAATTGGACTTGCTCTTTATACAACAACATTAACTAGATGCACGACCACATACTATTATATTATAATGATTTTAGTGATGTTTTTATCTACTGTAAACAGCGCGCGTTATGAGTATCAACATTATAAAAGATACGGAACTACTTTTTCATCGGTTGATGAATATGATGTGTGGAAAGGACAACTATTGCCGAATACCCGTCTATTGTTTTCTATGGTCGAACTAGGAATAAAAACTGGATTTTTTATTAAAACATTTCCACCTCAGTTTGATTTTACTAGTACATGCGATATCGGGGAAAGTATTTTCAAAATTCATATATTAACCCTATTTTCTTTGTATACTATCGCGGGTATTTTTTCGATCTGCATTTATTGTTCATTCTTTTGCAATAATAGATATCCATCAAATAGAAATATAATCCAACAAGCTGAACCTGGACAAATACCAATACAATTACAGGTACCAATACAATTACCATTACCAATACAATTACAGGTACCATTAGATGTGATCATAATATTGGATCCAAACGAAGAATGTTGTATTTGCATGGATATAGGTAATAATCAATCATGGATAGTGTTACCATGTGATCATAAGTTTCACGGATCATGTATTTCAAGATGGTTAGATATACATAATACTTGCCCGGTGTGCCGCCTTAATATGTCTGTGATTTAATAAAATTGAAATCATTTTCATTATATCTGTTTATATCATCGGTTACCCATCGTTAAACACATACATATCAAATGTCCACCGCCGTCGCTGCCACCGCCCCGAAGAAATATCGTACTCATTATATCCGCTCTTGGCATGCATACCAACAAATCACGCCATCTCATCTTCATTCCATCGAGCATTACAACGCCGCTTGCGAAGAACATGCCAAACTATACGACGAAGACGTGATGTTTCTTCGTGAGAATATCACCAAAATAACTGGTTGGTATTGGTGCACCGGTTGGTCTCCCCAGAATTGCGCTGAATCGGACGGTTACGTCGACGTCCGAACCGGAAAAAAGTATACGTTGCAGGGAGACAATTCGTTTTTCAAGGAAATCAGATGAATCTATTACTACTACACCATTCCACATGTAAAACACCGATTATTGTATAAATATATTTGAATAATTATAGTTATATAAGTAAAATGACATATATTTTTTATAGTGGATTAGGAGCAAAGGATACAGAAATACATTCTGTTGAAGAATTTTTAAATATTATGAAAAATGCATCATCACATTACGATGAAATGACTTCACTTGGTTTTGATATGGAATATAAAAACTATCTACTTCCTGATGATTTTATACAATTTACGTTAGAAGAATGGCTAGATTATACAGGTGCTACATATTGTGATTCTTAATGGTAATATTATTCAAATCTATAATCTATAATCTATAATCTATAATCTATAATCTATAATTGTAAAAGTATCCATATCCATACAAATTTAATAAAAAATATTCAGTATAAAATCAAAAAATATTTCGTTTACACCATTGAAGATTTAAAATGGGACAAAAATAATATAAAGATTTTTTATATTAGTTGATAAATGGAAGCAACTATACAACATATAAATATTTATGATGATGGTTTAATTGAAATGGTTGTAATTTGTAATAATTGTAAACACACAAATCACCATACTATAACTCATTCATCTACAAAAAATGGTGATAAAACCACCATTGACTTTTCTAAATTAGGCAAAAGGTGTTGTGATAACTTTCACGGAAATAATGGAAAGACTCCGAAGTGTGATGCCGATTATAAATTATATATGTAAAATATATCATTTCAAATCTTCAAGGGTGTAAAACTAAAAAAGAAACTCAAGTATTTTGGACATTTCTATCCATTTTTATGTAAAACCTACAAAAATAAAAGAGCTATAAATATTTTTTGTTACCATAAATAGTAAAAAATATTTCGTTTAAAATAAAAATCATAATAAAAAGTAAGGTATAATACAATAATGTTCGATCCAAGCCCTGGCCCAAAAACGCCCAAAAACGCCCAAAACTCCAAAAAACTCCAAAAAACTGGACATTTTTGGGTTGTTTTAAAAATGTCCTTTTTTGCCTTTGCGTTTGGAGATTTTTAAAAAAAATAAAAACATCGACCTTACGCTTATGCTCTAAAAACTTTTTGATGGTCCAAAAAAACGTTACTGAAAATTTATTTTTGCATCGATCAAAAAACCCCATTTTTTGGACATTTTTTATTTGGCGTTTTTTTGTATCATGTCCATTTTTAGCTACTACAAATACGACAAATGTGATACAAAATGATACAAAATACGACTACGCCACTTAATCCGCATGATATATCGTCTACACCATGGTCGATTGTCGCCAAAAACGATGAACGTCAGTAACAACGGACGTAAAACTATACACTGTCGAACATATCGTTTTTATCTTTTTTTTCAAGAATAAAAGATAAAAATTATAAAAAATATTGTCGAATTCCTATCGATTTTTATGGATTTCTAGAGGTTGATTCTTCGGTTTTTCTGTAGTGCAACACTACAACCGCCTCGCGATTTAGTCCTTTTATTGCCTTTGATCGCACACCCTTACCGGAATGCTGTTATTTCGCTTTGTATATTCCTTCCAAAAAGCACCCGATAGATCAACGTCTGTTCATTTAGGCGTTTTTTGTCTCCATTTATAGTATAAAATACTATAAAATACAACACATTCCTACAATATACTACGATGAAAATACTCAAATCTTATACCTGTGAAATATGCGCATTTGTAACAAGTAACAAAAATGATTACGGTCGTCATATTACCACACGTAAACACCAAGAACGCGAGAACGGATACAAGAAGACTCCAATTACTGCAACCGGATTGTATTGTTGCGATAAGTGCAATAAACAATTCAAATCTAGAACCAGCATTTATAGACATAAGCCAATATGTGACTCGATAATCAATAAGAAGGCGGCGACATTTACTAATACTACAACAGGCGCTGGAGTTTGCACAGGAGGTATTGATATCGGTATTGGTATTGGTATTGGCGCGGGGTCCAATAATATCCAAATAAACGAAATTGTTGCCGAAAATATGAAAATGAAGGCGATGATGATTGAGATGATAAAACAGAATAATCATTTACAGACACAGATGTTAGATTTATACAAAACGAATATGATCTTTTCATCAAATGCAAATAATGGCGCGGGTAATGGTAATCCGAATCAAAACACATACAACGCTAGTAATCCATGTAGCGCTGGTGTCACCAGCCATAACAATCTTGTGAATATTAATACGGTGAATAATACGAACTGTAATAATCCAACATTTAATCTGAATCTATTCTTAAACGAGAAATGTAAAGATGCGATGAATATCCAAGAATTCGTGAATTCGATACAGTTGAATATAACTGATCTCGAGAATGTCGGAAAGCTGGGGTATGTTGAAGGTATATCCAATATAATCATCGACAATCTGCAAAAGACCGATCTCTACAAACGCCCGGTTCACTGCAGCGACGTAAAACGCGAAACATTATATGTTAAGGACGATAATAAATGGGAGAAGGAGGGGCCAGAACATCAAAAAATGGTAAACGCTGTATTGGCGGTTGAACATAAAAATATCGGACTAATGGGCGAATGGGCTGCTGCTAACCCAAAATGTATGAATAGTGGTGCAAAAGAAAACAACAAATATTTTAAATTATCGAGAACGGTTACGGACGGCGAAAGAAACGGAAATATCGCGAAAGTGATACGCCGGGTTGCAAAAAATGTGGTTATCGATAAGTAGTACATTACGCCAAAAATAATAAATAAATACAATTTATAAATAAATATATTTATTATTTACCGAATATGACATCTCAGCTAGTTCTTCCAAAACCGAACGCAAATATAATATGGCGTGTTGCATGGTGCTCATTTTTTACATCGATATATGCATTAACACACCCTGATACAATATATTTTGCAATTATACCAGCATCTGTATTTGCAACATCTTTGAATTATTGGCGTGATCCTGTTCGCGAATCATGGCGCCGAAAAACCGATATGATGGTAGTTTATTCAGGCATTTCGTCCCAAAGTTTATATGTGTATTTATATTTAACTGATCAAAAAGTGATACAATATAATCATTCATATTTTTATTTGATTTTTAGTTCATTCATGTGTTATCTAATAAGTGAGTATTATTTAAAACGAGATAGAATATGGCCGGCAACCTATTTTCATGCATGCATACACATAATTGCGAATATTGCGAATATTGTACTATGTGAAGGAGTGATACATAAAAATGCGATATATCCAGAGTAATCATAATCAATCTAAAATTGTGGCAAAGTATTTTATCTACGGATCTTACTCTTATATTTACGAGACAAAGACGAAGCAGCCTTCCGTGAATATTTATTTTTGTAATTACGAGTTTTTCTACGTTGTCCGCCTTCCGTTGGTTTATCATTAACAGGGACAATCACCGTATACGTAGCTGTATCGTTGAGGTCTATATACTTCAAGTATTGATTGCAATTGATGCCGCGCTTCAAATCGTCTATAATTTCGTGTATAGATATAGCATATCTTTTCTCATTAACGGTATAATAAGTAAGTGCATTTCTATGTGGTATAATAACTTTACCACCTTTCAACGTAAACACAAATTCCGGTATAGAAGGAACAAGAGTGACCGGCGTACCATCTTTTTCATACTTCATAGTTCGTTCAACCGTCACATATTGCCAAGTTATAATTTTTACAAGTTCGTAATCTTCCTCTTTTTTCCGCTTAGGTGACGATGGTGCGGGTCTAGGTGCAGGTGCAGGTGCAGGTGCTTGTAACTCTGGTAACTCTGGTAACGGTGGTAAGTTGAGTCTTGGTGAATGACTCGATTTGCTTTGTCCTTTTGATTGATCCGACATTTATAACTATTATATTCTATATATCGAAAATATTCTGATTGTATAGAATTACATATTTGATAATATCATGTTTCCTGAGTAATATCACTAAATATATATAAAGTTATTTCTATATATATAATAGCTTAACAAAGACAATATAACCAAATGTCTGTTGATACAGTAGAATGCATCGAAGATAACAAACAAACGAGATTAAGCAAATGGGCGACCGAAATTCGCGAAATCCGAGATAAACTCGGCGAAGATAAAACGATGAAACATAAATCGCTCAACCATTTGCAGGATATTGTTACATTTAATAGTATGATTTTTTACACAGGATTTTTCTTTTCTTTTATGGATTGTGCATATGTATTTCCTTGGCTCATGATGGGATTATCGATAAGTTCACACTGGACTACGGTTAGTCATCATGTTAGTCACGGAGGGTATAATGAAGAAAAGAAGTACAATAGGTTTAGTTATGGTGTGAAATTTCGTAGGTTTTTTGATTGGATGGATTATATTTTACCGGAGGCATGGAGTTGTGAACATAACGTATATCATCATTACATGTTAAACGAATATAATGACCCAGATAATGTTCAGCATAATTTGGTTATATTGCGAAGTATGAATGCACCATATATTGTGAAATACGGAATTATTTTATTTTTTGCGGCAACGTGGCGTTTGTTTTATTATTCATCGAATTCGTATAAATATTACAAGGCAAATAAACTGAAATACGAAATGAAAACGGAAGACTATAAGCAAATGACGCTTTTTGGTATCGTAACAAATGAATGGCCATCTTGGATCAATAAAGTAGAATATTTCACGCTTGTGTTATTTCCAATTTTGCTGTATCGCATGACTTGTTTTATTATGGTATATTTAATATCATTTTATTTCCCTCTGGTGATAACGTATGGCCGCATGCAAAATGTTGTGATAAATTATTTCATCGCTGACGTACTATGCAATATTCATACTTTTGCGATTATTGTACCCAATCACTCTGGAAAAGATATGTATTTATTCAAAACACCGGTGAAGGGTAAAAGTGATGAATGGCTTCTTCGTCAGTGTATTTCGTCCACGAATTATAATACCGGTAATAATGTTATCGATTACTTGCAAGGTTGGTTGAATTATCAAATTGAACATCATTTGTTTCCAGATATGTCAGCGTATGAATACCAGGTTATGCAGAAAGATGTTGAGCGAGTTTGTAAGAAATACGGCATTCCTTATGTAAGTGAGAATGTTTTTCTGCGAATATGGAAAACGGTTAAAATTATGACTGGACAAGAAAGTATTCCATATTACGAAGGAAGCGACCTTGAAAAATATGTGAATGAGTGTATTTAGATGTAAATTAACATACATATACAAAAATAGAATAAAAATACATTATAATAGTGAATTATATATTGTGAATAATAATACATAATTACTGAATAAAATGTATATGCGTGAATGGTTTAGTAATCCGAATTTCCTTTTGACATTAATGGTCGCATCATATTTAACTCCAATTTCTTATGTGTATTACAAACATACAACAACATGCAAAAGTGTATCAAGTATTATAACAAGTAATGAGCCCTTTTTTATTACACAAATAAACGGAAAAGATAATGATTTTCAGCAAGTCTTATCTAATAACGATGCTTTCGCGGGTGGGGGGGGTAATATCGGTGAACTAATAACCACTCGCGTTGTTATTGCGGTATGTATGGCGTTTATGGGATTGTTTACAATATTGTATGAGATACAGCGCGGGTATATGTGGTCAATTATACTAATATCTGTATTATTAGTTGGAATATTCGGCGTTATATTCGTACCTGAAACAAATCCAAACCATTACATCTTTGCGGGCGCGGCATTTTTATCGATTTTCGCATTCATGGTATTTCATTCATTTTATTCATCAAATCTATCACAAAAATGTATCAACTTACGGTTATTAGTATATTTGCAATTATTATTTATGGTTGTTACGATTATCGGCGTTATACAAGACTCACCGATATTTATATTTGAGTCATTATTTATTTTAAACTTTGCGGTCTATTACCTATATCTACACTACAAATGCTTATATATGTAAAATTGATATAAATTGTCCAATATACTATTGTCTATAGTCATACAACAGTATATTGCCTAATAATGGACACTACTGTATCGGTATCACCACCGGTACCGGCTACCGCTGTAACTAAAAAAAAGATCATACGTATCAAGAAGAAGGTAGAACCAGAAGTCGTCGCGACGACACCGCCCAAAGCGAAACCCACCACCGAAACTCAAGATATACACAAAGACGTCCGTGTTATCCAAGGTGATTGCCTTGAATTATTGAAAACACTCCCCGACAACAGCGTTCACCTCGTCCTGTGCGATCTGCCTTACGGAACGACGAAATGCAAATGGGATAGTGTGATCGATATCGACAAATTATGGATCGAATATCGGCGGATTCTCGTGAAACCAACCGGCGTGGTTGTTCTCTTTGGTCAACAGCCGTTTACGTCAAGGATTATCGCCGGCAACTACGAGTGGTTTAAATACACGATGATTTGGAAGAAAAACAAGACGACGCAGTATCTTCTTGCAAATTATAGACCGATGAAATGTACCGAAGATATTTGCGTGTTTTCGCCTGGAGGTGCAGCAGCTGCTTCACGCCACAAAGGCAACATGACATATAACCCGCAAGATCTCGTTCCGGTTGAAATCAAGAAAAAGAACTCCGAAAAACGTATCGGCAAAATGTTGAATCAAAGTCATCATCTTGGACCTAATAATAAATTGATCGGAGAGAGCGAATATACTCAATCCTATACAAATTATCCGACCGAACTGATCGAGTTCAATATTGAATCGGATACGATACACGAAACACAAAAACCGGTTGCACTCATCGAGTATCTTATTAAAACGTTTTCGAATCCGCGGGAAGTTGTACTTGATAATACTATGGGGTCGGGAACAACAGGAATTGGTTGTATTCACACGAATCGCAAGTTTATTGGAATGGAGCTTGTTCCGAAATACTTCGATTTATCATGTGCGAGAATTGAAGAAGCGGTGGCCAGCATGAAAGCGAAGAAATGCTCTGTTGCCGATGGCGGCGAGGAACACCTCTAAGGTAAGAATAACTAACAACATATCTAACGACGATGATTCAAACGACTTCTTCGTCGTTCGTATTTTTTTCATCTGTATACTCTGGTAATTCTACCATTTTATGATGGCGCTCGATTGACATGCTTGATCGATAATCGTTGATGTACTGATATAATAAAATTCCTCCAGATAACGCCAAAAATACAAGTGAAACACCGATCATAGCGTCAAATGGCTCTTTAAACCAGACAAAAGAGTATGTAAGTTGAATTACACGTCGAATTAAATCAAGTCCACTAAGTAAGATGTTCGCAGGAATAACACTTTGTTTACTGTTAAGAATATATATTTTATTGAACATATAGAGCTGTAATCCAAATGCTATGAAAAAATACATCGTCATCGTGCTTACGTTTATAGGTGGCGCGTTTTTTGTGGTATAGTATATTGCCCATGGAACAGTAATTATAAAGTATGTGCTCTGAAAAATGATCTGAAAATCGATATTCGAAATATTTTGGTTGAAACGGGTCATCGTATACTCGATCACGTTATTATACGTTGAATTTAGAAAACACGACATCATTATAATTATGGTGTTTTGTATAACATTACCCGATTGGTATTGAAATAAATATTGCACCGTGACTATACTGTGAGAAATAAGTAAAGACACACAGCTTGCATAGTAGAGTCGGGTAACCGGTTTTTTCAGGAGGTATTTGAACCATGGAATGTTAAAAATAATGAAGCCTGACCGTAGTATTGTATAGTAACTAAGCGTTACTGTATTTAGTGCAAAAAATACGAATACGGTTTCTACTGTATAAAGAATTCCTGTGCATATTGGAAATATCAAGATTTTACGGCGTTCAGGTGCTAGGTATGTTTTCACATGGGTCCATGAGAATTTATGAATGAAAAAACAGCTGTAAAATGGAGTAAATAATAGACTTAATAATACGCTGAACCATTCATTCTTGTAATCGTAATTATTTGTAATATATTTCATACAAATTAGATATTCGGTTAAGGATACTACAAATAATATAGAATTTAGAGTCAATAACCAAGTCATAAAAACCAAATATGGTAATATTACATAATATTTGAAAATGTGTCTATATCTGTTATGATATCATGATATCACGATATCATGCAATATTCTCATTTAAATAGTAACAAAATATATTATATCGATATTATAAATGTCTAGCTCTTCACAAATATTAGTTTTTCAAGAATCAGATGAACCAGAATTTACCGAATATAAAGAATTATTGACTGAGACGAAACGTTCAAAAATTTACGCTGGTCGGTATCTTTGCCAAGATAAGATTGGTGATGATTTTGTGAACAACGCAATAACTGACGCCGCAATTTTGTGTGTTAATATATTTAATGAAAATATAATTGGATTTGCTGCTGTATCTAGGTATAACGACGATCATGGTAATCCATATTTGTATATAGATTTAATTTGCAATTCACAGCCGTCGCTCGTTACACGAAAAGGTCAGAGACAAGGTGCAAAGGCTATAATTGATAGAATAGAAGCGCTTGCTAGAAGCGAGGGTTGTTCGTCGATAAAATTGAGTGCGGTTGGCGACGTGATTCCTTACTATTATAGGCTAGGATATGAATTCGATACTGTGTATCTAAAAGATGGAAAAAGTATCAACGAAACATTAAAAAAAGAAGCGCATGAGTTAATAACTGAATTAAGAACTGCGCAAATAGAACGATCTATGAAGAAGCAAGAGAAGCGTTTTATAAAAATTATACACAGGTTTTTTCCGGGTTATTTAAGTGAAAAATATCAGAGTGATGTAGCTTCAAAATCCGGTAGTGCTAGAACTGGTCCAGCTAGTGATCAAGGAATTCCGATGACCAAGTTATTACCTCGCGCTGGCGGCGAAGAGGGAGCTGCTGCTAGAGAAGGAGGAGGGAGAATAGATAAGAAAAAAACGATTCGTAGAAAATATAAGAAACAGAGAGGTAACAAAACGAGGAAGTATTTGTGAAATGATAATTCATAAATAATTGATATAAACCGAAATATTATATATACATATACATTCACAGGTGATTGATAGATGTCGGCATCGAAAAATAGATATAGCACTCCGGAGCCGGAGCTGGGGGTTCCCGATTGTCAAGATTGGACTCCGGTCACGCTGAGCAAGAAGAAACCTCAAAAAGAGACAACCGCCAAGACTGCGCCATCACAGGTGGGTTCAAATGTGAATTCTGCAAGTGCGGTTGTTGCGGCAACTACTTCTGCTTCAAAAAGTGAAGATGAACCGAAAAAGACGAAATATATTGCCAAGGTAACATCGGATGCGGTAAGAGCATCGAGATGTGAAAAGAAATTAACGCAAAAGGAGCTTGCGCAAAAATGTAATATGGACGTCTCGATTATTGCGGAGATTGAACGAGGCGCTTGTGTATATCAAGCATCGCATGTAAATAAAATACAGAGTGTTCTTGGGGTGAAGATTCCGAGATCATGAGAGGAATGAAGATTCCGAGATCCTAGATAATGGGGGAAATGGGGGTAAATATTTATATTATATTATTCTATGTAAAAAAAATGATGAAATTACGACTCATCATAGAATAATATTATTTTTTCTTTGTTTTTTATTTGTGTGGGTGGGTTGTTGGGTTAGTTTATGCGTGCTGGGTGCTTTTGCCCAAGATGAATGCGGCGATTTCTTCGATGGTTGGTTTCGAAGTATCGGGAGACTTACGGTTGGCGGCGGCGAGTGCTACCTGAAGTGTTTGTTGAAGGACAAAATCGTCGCGTTCATCGGTGCGGCAGATGTAAGCGAAACGAGCGGTCAACGTCTCGAGTTTGTCGCCTTGCCCGCCCATCGAGCGGTTGCATGGATCGCACAACCACCCGCGGAATTTGTTGGTGATATGGTCGTGGTCAAATACGAGGGAATGGCGTTCGTCACCTTTTTTGTTGCATATCGCGCAAACATCATGTTCGCTGGGGGTCGTTGAAACGCCGGTTTGTTTTGCGACGCGCTTCGCGTGGGCGAGGCCTTTTCCGGCGGTTTTGGTGCAATCTTTGCACTCGGGACGTTTCAATCGAAACCCGTGTTTGTCGAACGGTTGGCTGCCGGAAGTGTTATTTCCGAATTCGGCGAGGCATTTTTCAGCGCCGCATTTCGTGCATTTGCGTGTGTGTGTGCGCGCGTGTTCGTCTTCTTCTTCTTTGTTTTTGAATGCGGGGATTGGGTAGGTCGTCGGGGTCGGGGTCGTAGGGGTCGCTTCGAGCGTAAGTTCGGGTCTTTCAGTAGTAGATGTCATGGTGGATACGAGTCTGATAACACTAATTTAAGAAATTTTGCATTTCAATTTTTTATAAAAATAGAAGAAAACTCGTCATGATGAAAAATACATGACAATTTGTTCATGTACTTGATAGTACACTTCTGAAGAATATTATAATAAAATGTTTATATACTATATATATTTAGGATAAGTTAGATAGATTATATTAATATGAGTAGTTCTGAAGATCGGGCTTCTCCTTCTGATTCTTCTCCTTCTGAATCGGTTCTTTCACCGATTTCTGATATTCCTAATCCTTCTCCTTCTGAATCTTCTCCTTCTGATTCTTCTGTTTTACCGAGTTCTGGTCCTACTCAAAATAGTGAAATAGGTTCTTCTGAAGATTTTAATGAATTATTTGTGCTTATTGAATCATTTTTAGGATTACTTGATCCTAAAACAATCTATGAAGTGGCATATAAATATGCTGAATCAAACACAATCACACCAACTGAAGCGCCGGATTATTTTAGCGATTTTAAAGCTAATTATATGTCGGCAGTAATGTTACCATTAATGCTTTTCTCTTTTGTAGCCGCATGTAGTCATAGTGAAATTTTTCAAGTAATGTCCAGTAAACAAATTGAAGAAATACAAAACGGAGGACGTAAGAGACAGTCAGGTGGAGGGAAAAAAGGACAATACTCTTTTGGCAGTCCGCCTAGAGGGCAAACGACTAAAAAATTGATGGCCCACTTTAATAGATTAGCTAGCGACCCTAATACCGTACGTAATGGTAGGAATGTTAATCCAGGAATTCTGGTTTACACCGGTAATAAGTTTCCACTAGGTAATGGTGGTGAAGATAAAGAAGAAGAAGAAGAAGAAGAAGCAGGAGAAGAAGCAGGAGAAGCTACACCAGCAAATAAAGGTGAAGCAGCACCAGTAGCAAAAAACCCCCAAACCATAAACCTACGCGAAGCACGCACAGTAGGTAAAAGGAGAATCAAAGATGCTATAATAAGACCTCCTAAGTTAGATAAAAATAAGTGGATTGCGTATATGTTTTTATTTATGATAAGTTTTGCGCCTATCGCTGCTGCACAAACCCAAGAAGCCCTTCCTGGAAAATATCATAAGATTCATCTTAGAAATCCAGAATTTGAGATTGCGCATCAAATGATAACAAATAGTGCGACCGGTAGTTTTGTCGCTAATGCAGGGGGTGCTTTACATTTAACGACGAATACCCTGATCAACGCATTTGGTGCTAATCCATACGCTGCATCTGCTCTTAATTATGTACAACAGTTGCCAGCCGGAAGAACTATGGCATCGACACTTGCTCCTTTCGTTGGAGCGACTCCAATAACAGCGCAAACTAACTTACCAGTTAATGTTTTACTTGACCGAAACCCAGCAGTTATAGAAACAGGTGTTACTGTGGCCAACGCAAAATCAGGTGCAGACAATATTCCAGTTGAATATATTTCGGATATTCAACAAGCAGCGACAAGGCTAGCAAAGTTAAATTCATTCTGTGGCCAACGCAAAGGTGAGATAAATGTTGACCGTACAAAGTGTAGTGCCGTATATTTTAAATCAGTACACCAAAGACTGTATCTAGCTACTAGTACCTTTTCTGGCCATGTTCGAGAACAATATGAACAATATATGGCTTCATCGCAGCAAAGTTGTGGAGCTGACATGAAAGTAAAAAAACAAGTATTCGTACCAGAGGTAGTGGCTGTACCAGATGGTACATTTTTTTCAGGAACACCAGGAAAACCTGCACATTTTATTGAAGAAATTGTACCTTGTATTGATGTACCAAAGCATCTTTTTCATGTTCGAAACGATCCCAACGACGGTAAGTTAGAAGTCTACATTCCAGACGACATGACACTCAACGCAGTTAGAATTCAATTAAGAAATACAATGCCGAAACAATGTCCAAGGGTGCAGTATAGTATAATTACTGGAAACCAAGATTTTAATTTAAATATAGAAAAATGGGTAATAGATTTTGTAACAAATCCGGAGTTACGCAAAACCATAGAATCAATAAAAGATCCGGAGCTCAAGAAAAGTACTTTGAAAGATTTATTTAATAAATGTCTTATATGGCAATTCACGATAGATGTAGCTGGTGACGAATATTTTCAATTAGTTAAAGAATTGAGTGATAGCGTTGATCTTGACATTCAATTGCCTAGTGATGTTCCTAAATCATTAGTCGTTGAGAACAGCCCTGTTGCGTTATATATGGCTCAATATACGAGTTTTCAATATTTAAAAATAATGACGCAAGCCGAAATTGACCAACAAGTAAAAGATAATGAAAGGATAAAAAAAGATCGTGGAGATGCCTTTGTGGACCCACCAGTTATAGAACGAATTACTGTCGATAAAATTATGAAAATATATGAAGAGTATAAAAGAACAGAAAGCTACGCTGCGCGTATAGCATCGGACATTCTAGGACCAACTTTGAGAGGTATCGGTGAGATAATTGAAACGACTTTAGATGAAGCGAGTCGCACCGTTTCAAGGTCTGCGGGGAAAATTGCAAAAAATGTCGGTGATGAATTCGGGATAGGTAATCTGTTCGGTGGTCTCGCCGCCTTCGGGATTTTTAGTACTCTTACAGGGGTAGGTCTTCCTGCACTTGGTTTTGGCAGTTTTGGATACGCTGTGTGGTGGGCGTTTATGACGACGTTGAGGAAGATTCGTCCTAGAAGAAGTGCTGGTGGTGCTGGTGGTTGCATTAGGCGAAATGCCAGAAGTGGCGGTGGTGGAACTAAAAGGAAGAAGATTAAGACTAAAATCGTAAAATCAAAAAAACGACGACTAATTTATTTTACTAGACGACGATCTATAATAAAAAAAATAAGAAGAAGTAAGAAGAATTAATAAGAAGTAATAAAAAATAAGAAGAAGTAATAAGAAGTAATAAATGTATTATTGGTTGAAATTTAAAGTATAATCCAATTCGGCATAATAGAATGGTATGATGCATCATATCTTCATACAATAAACCCAAATATTTACGTAAATAAATGACTTAAATATTTGGTCTATAATTATACAAACAACCGATAACATTTATTAAATGGGAGGAGGAAAAAAGAATAAGAAGATGAAGCCTTCTTCGAATAATCAGAGTCAGAATAAAACTTCAAATGCTGATAAAGAGTCCGCAGCCCCGCAGCCGGTTACGATTGATTCGATTTCAATCGAATTTAAAACTGTTATGTTGGATTTCTTGAGAGATATTGATTGTTCTTTTCCGGAGTATCGAGAGACTTTGTCGCGATATTTAGGATATTCTCATGAAATGAAACCGATGCCCGATGATCTGTATATTGAGTTATATTCTTATTGCAAAATGGTTTACCCTGCGCGATTTTTCGATATTTTGTATAAGAATGAGGAGTTTTTCAAGGTGGAAGGAGCCGCTAGCGCCGGTGATACAAGTTCTATGTTTCTTCCAAATGTAGATTTTCGAGAGATTTGGCATACGGAAGATATTTCAGATAATACGAAGGATATTATTTGGAAGTATTTGCAGTTGATTTTGTTTTCGATTGTGAATAATTTGTCGGATATGGGGTCGTTTGGAGATACGGCAAAATTGTTTGAGGCGATTGATGAGGGAGAGTTGAAGAGTAAGTTGGAGGAGGTGATTGGTAGTATGAGTTCATTTTTTGATTCACCGGAGAATGATGTAACAAAAGGTGATGGTACGGGTGCGGGGCAACCGCATAACTTCGAGGACTCATTCAAGAAGGCGTCCGAATTCATGAATTCGTTTATGCCTGGCGCTGACGGTTCCGGTGTGGGCGAGGCTGCAGGCGAGTCTCATTCACAACAAGCACCACCTGTGCCTGATGCAGGAGCGATTCACGAACATCTATCTTCGATTCTGAATGGAAAGATTGGAAAGCTTGCAAAGGAGATTGCAGAAGAGACGGCGGCGGATTTGGATTTGAATATGGAGAATGAGACATCGATGAAGGGGGTGTTTCAGAAGTTGTTGAAGAATCCGACAAAATTATCGGGAATAATCAAGTCGGTTGGAAGTAAGTTGGACACGAAGCTTAAGTCTGGTGAATTGAAAGAGAGTGAGATAATGCAAGAGGCGAGTGAATTGATGAACAAGATGAAGAGTATGCCGGGAATGAATAATATTGCGAGTATGTTGAGTAAGATGGGAATGAACATGCCTGGAGGTGCAGGAGCTGGAGGAGGTGGTGGTAAGGTGAATTTCGGAGCGATGCAGGCGCAGTTACAAAAGAACATGAAGCAGGCACAGATGCGCGAGAGATTGATGAAGAAGGTTCAGGAGAAAAATGGCGGAGGAACGGGACAAACAGTATCTTCACCGACAACGTCCGTATTTAGAACAGGGGATAAATGTGAAAAAACGCCGAGGTTTCCTCCGGCTGCTCAGAGTGCAGCGTCAGCTTCTGCGGCGGAGGCAAGAATGCTTGCTGCAGAGAATCAGAATTCGAGTAAATCGAAGGATAATACAAAAGATAAGCCGAAAGATAAACAAGAATAATTTGAATATTCATAATATTCATAATATATAAGTATAATAATAGCATATTTATATATTAAAAATCGTAAATCAAGATAATGTCAAAAGATCAATCATTTTGGCTGGAAGATCCAAGCGTACTTATGAATAAAGATTACATACAGGAGATATGGCCGTCAAAGACGATGGAGCCACCTGCCAAGTTGAATGCGATAACACGATTTGTTATTTTAGCGACGATTTTGGGTTTTTTGTTAACTTCGGCATTTTCGATGTTTATTTTGGGGGCAATTACTTTAGGAATTATTGTAATGATATACAATTTTGTATACAAAGGTAAGGCCGGTGTAACAACAGAAAAGGCAAAACAGAAGTTGAAAACCAAGGAAGGATTTGCGAATAATATAGAGAAACCAGAGTTTTATGAGTTATTAAGGGACGATTTTACTGCTCCTACCCCGCAAAACCCGTTAATGAATCCTTTGTTGCCCGAAATTATGGACGATCCTCATCGACGAAATGCCGCTCCGTCTTTTAATCCGGCAGTCGAATCCGATATAAATGAATCAACAAAGATATTTGTTAGTGGTAGTATTGACACCAACGCAAGTAATAGAATATACAACGGAATGAATGTTCCTTCTATATCATCGAATCATACGCCGGAAGAGACATATGGAAAATTATTCGGAACTTTAGGTGATAATGCAATATTTGATTCATCTATGCGAAATTTTCATCCGATGTCGAATACCCGTATTCCGAATGATCAAGATGCATTTGCCAAATTCTGTTATGGTGAAATGAAATCGTGTAAAGAAGGCGACGAATTTGCATGTGGTCGAATTAATTCTCGGATAGGCCAAGTTGTCGGTCAGTAAAATGAATACAGGTAACCTGATATTATTATCTATAATACCGAAAATAATATCTATAATATCTATAATATCTATAATATATAAATTACTTAGCGATGGCGTATGTAAATAGTTATACATTTGATAATATGTCGCGCATCGGAAACGACAGCGTTGATATGAGTCAGCGTAATGTTCAAAACCTTAACGCTGCTAATTATGCTTTAAACAATTTCTTTTCGACCGATTGTCAGATGGAGCGTCCGATCCAGTTTGCAACAAGTCAGCCAAATGTGTTCTATAAGGGAGGTCATCACACCGGGTTTGGCGGCTGCAATATCGACACCAATTCCGAGCTCTCTATTGGAAGTCTCAACACTCATTCAAAATGCAAGTTGAGTTTATTGGAGAGGCCATTTAAGACTGTTCCGTTTTTAGGAAGAGGTGCTGTTAATGTTGATTTTGAATCTCAGTTGTTACAAGGAGATACGAACACGAATAAGAAGAGCATTACGCAGTTGGCTGAGAAATTAAATACTGCTCACAGCGATTATCCTCTCCAAGAGGAGTTTAAATCCACTATCAATAATCCATCGAATTATGTTGAAGGTGCCGCAGTAAATGGTTGGATTCGTGGTGGCGTCCCATCTCGTGAACTTGTCCGTGATCAAGAGTATCTTTTTAACAAGTAAAGAATTGTTTTATTTTAATATTCGTCGGACAACAATAATATCGCGACAACAATAATAACAGATAAACATATATAAAAAGTATTAAACTACCTTTTATATATATAGCGAAGTCTCAATAAGTTTATTTGATGAGTGATAATAATAATAATTTA